CCATCCTTTAGATCGATACCCGCTCGGAGAAGACGACGCTTTATATGCGCGCCAACCCCAAGTTGGAAGTATACGTTGATGGATGGTTCGATGCAAATACCTCTGTCCTTAAGAGCGTCTTTTGGTACCGTTGTGAAACGATTACCTCGGACGACTTCAGGAGCAGACTTTCTAGATTCCTCACAGAGGGACCGCATCCATGCGGTCTCTCGGATCATCGGTAGCAAATCGATGACCTCAGATGTGAGAGTTGGTGTGTTCGCGATTTTATCAGGCAAAGTTGTGTAATGCCCTTTATCGCTGAAGGTAGAGCCAGGACCGAATTTTGCAGAGGCCAATTCGAGTGGCACACGACCCAATACTTTTCGGATCCAACTTCTCATTTCGTCTAGGACGGGTAGGAAGAAATCGGTCTCATCAGGGTAGTAATTCCTGATGTAGGCATCCAATCTGTTGTTGTGGTGTGCACACTTACGCTCATTGTCGTAGAAGGCTTCAACAGCCTTTCTACGACGGTTGACACCCGGAATGTCGAATTCACACTTGCGGAGGAACTCCACGCATGCGTAATCTTCACTAAAGGTGCGAGCATCGACGTAATCCCCGGGGCTAATGGTCGTAGAGACCACGCCTAGCCAGTCTTTTGCGTTAAGCTTCTCACGAAGCGAGCGGGAGACCTTGCTGTCTACTGCGCTAAATAATTTAGTCGCTACACTGATCAATCCCTGATCAAGAGTATTCTTCTTCATAGTTGGCCGTTCCTTCGATTAAGTAGGAGCGATCATCGACTCGAGGCTGGCTTTCACCAGCGAGGAGTTGAGGAAGGAAGTAGCATAAGCCACGAAGTCTTCGTGGTTAGCAGTCGGTACATCTTGACCAACCAGCACTTCAAAAGAGAAAGCTGGAGTATTGACCACTTGGGTCAAACCGGTCGAAGGATTTACCACGGCGTAGGGTACGCGAATGCGGCCAATTGCACGACGTACAGTACCTGTGCGGTTCGCTTTAGTGATGAGTTCGAGACTAGGGCGTGCCATGGGCACCGCCGCGGTTTCGATTCGCCACTTCGCGGCCGAGCTATCACCAGCAGATGGTGAGAGTACTGTTGCTGTGACGTCAGTCCCAGCTTTGTTCTTCAGAACAATGTTGTTGATTTGAGGCATAAGCCTTCTCCTAAAGGTTGGTTACGGACATAGGTGTCCTCTAAACCACGCAGTCGAACACTACGAGGCCTAGTTATGCTAACGCATAGATGCCAGCTGCTGAATAAGCAAGCTAGTGGTTGTGGCTGCAAGCCAGGGGGAGACCTCAGGAAGGCCTCGTCGATCTAAC